TTTTTTTTTTTTTTTTTACCCCGACACTATAAAGCTCGGTTAGTGTAGGACGTTCTTCTACGAAGCAACTCCTATGCTCACTTCTCAAATATCACTCCACTACGTGGCAATGATAAACATGAGGTACTCCGCTCTATAGCTCAGCCTCTTACAAGCTCTGTGAGCTTTATTTGCGCAGAAACTGTAAATTCGATACAGATTTAAACTAACGGGTACCAAACATGGCCCCGCCGACACGTGTACGACCATAATTAGCGTCGTCATCTCTCCGCAAATTCGTGTCTTCTTCACCAGCTCCAGCACGCTGCGCGTGCTTGAATAAAGCTCGTGGTGTGTCACTAACGCGAGCGTTAATGACCTGATTTCGCACATTCTGTTCCTGTGGTGAAAGCTGGTCCACTGTCACAAAGTCTATACAACATGGAAAATAAGTGACATCCATCAAACCAGCCTTTATAGCGTTGTGCGGTATAATTGGCTTGCGCTTGGCAATGCTAAATTTAACCCATCGGTAGGCTAAAGCTCCAAAGTGTCTCATAACCGCTCTAAGTGTTGGTTTCGCTTCGTCAAACATTGGAGACATTTCATATATGGTTTGTGCCTCTCCTTCATTTAAGTTTATTTGCCCAGTCGCATCGTCTATCGTCATATTAACTTTCGTCCATGATGACAATTTCTTGTGTTCATCACTCGCTGAGTTTACTATACACCAATAAATCCAATATGGAACAACGTCAGTTTGAAATGCTTGCATGCTCAATCCAAGTCCATTTGCTGCCGCATTAGCCCAACGCCCAAATTGCTCCAATGTGCATGCCTGTGTCGAAATAAGTGCGTCAGGTGGTGTATAATCTGCCATCTTCTTTGCTGTGTCGATTGTCACTAAACTCTTCATTATTGGTGGTATATATGTGTATGATTTAGTAACGACCGTTGCATTTAGATTTTGAGGTGCATCTTTATTTCCACCGTTCGAAGGGTTGTTCACAGGATCAGTTGTTTGGTTAGGTGGATCCTCCGTTTTCGTTCCAGATCCCTCTGCTTTATCTCCAGTTTGATCCTTAACAACACCAGATTGATCAGCACCAGAGTGGAAAACAAATTCGTCATGCTCTTCTGTGTGGATTGTCACATCGTTCGTAAGGTATAAGCTAGCAACTTTCTCTTCTGAGCATAAGAAACCCACTTGACCATTTCGTTCTCCCCACCAATTGGCATACTCACGTATAAATTTAGATAAATCCCCATAACCGAAGGATTCAATCCATGCCGCGTTAATCTTGTTTGCCTGGCTCGCTAAATCTAAAGATTTGTTCCATTGTAGAACACTCACTATTCTCTCAGGCTTAAGTTTTGGGATTAACACACCTCCGCAATCAATCCACTTATGCGACATGTATTCAACTTGGTCAATCGAATCAACCTCCTGTTCAAACTCGTAAGTTAGACCTAATTCCTTGAAACTATGTGAAAAGTTAGCTCGAATAGTTTCGCACACTCCTTGTGGCGCATTCAAGATCAAATCATCACCATTGCACACGTACTTCAAGTCAGTTACACCATATTGTAACTTGGCATACTCAACTGCTATCATCAACATCATGGTATTGTCTACGACGGTTGAAGGCTGGCCAGACGGTCCCCCTTTGTTTTTCTTCACAATTTGTCCTGTGATTGTTGAAATTGGAGTCCAAACTAATTGTGTATAAAAATTACTTAACATTCTTCTTTCAAAACCGTTAGCCCTTAAAAAGTGTTGCCTGATTCGCAACACAGCATTAAACAACAGAGGGGTTAAACTGCTATCATATCTTGAACCATCAGCATCAATGAATTTCCAATCTGGATTAAATCGACGTGCTAGTTCATCCCAGCCACAATTAAATTTGTTTATCCCAACAGTCCAATTCGAGCCTGCCTGTGTAGCATAAAATTTATTATTAAAATCGTCAACAAATGCCTTCGCGCCAAAAGACACATCAAACGGTGCTGCTGTAAACACACGTGTCTTCTTCTCAAGCACTTTTTCTTTCGGTCTCAACTCAGCTTTAAGCGAAGCTTTCCATAATCCTAACTTACCAGTTGCTAAATTCTCTAATGAATTCCAAAACCATGTAGCAAGCTGTTCATGTGAGGCCATAGGTAACACATCTTTCTTCTTACATTGATATAATGCACCCATGGCAGTATCCAAATTAAATGAGTTTAGAATCTTATAAAAGTCCATCTCGGGGCTAAACTCACCTTGTTCAAACCCTTGTTGTTCTAATAGTTCAACCACTGCTTGGACGGCCTTCTCGAAATTCTCAATGTTCACTGTCCCAACTTCGACCGGCGTTGAATACTTCATAAAATCCTTATAAAAAGCATCAGAGCTTAAATCACTAGGTAAATGCGTAAATGTATCAGCTGGTGGCTCTCCAAATTTATTCACGTACTCAGCAAAAGCGTCATCGAGTCCTTTAACAACATGTCGTGTATTAAACGACTGCAAGACTCTTCCTTCAATCGTTAAATTTTCACCATAGTACTTGTCAGTCCCATGCCCCTTCGAGTCGTTATGGAAAATAAATTCAGAAATAGTTTCACTAACAGGAAAGTTTCGTGGATCCATGTTTGTTGGGACGCCTTTCCACGAAATCAAATCGTCATTAAAATACCAGTCAAATAAATGGCCCTCGCTACTCTGTAGCGAGTCTAACAATTGTGGTGTAACTGGTGTGAAAATTGATCCATTACTAACTTTGTTCCTTATTGCAGCGGCTGAATGAAAACCCACAACACAGCCGTCTTCCACACACATCACCATACCTCCACACACACCAGGAACTGAATCAATCATATATTTCCACACAGTGTCGCTCTTCCGATCGATACTCACGACCTTTGAAAATTGAAGTTGTATCCCGTGAGTTGTTCGTTTGCCAGTTATAAGAGTTACTTCATCGCTGCTCTTTGGTTCTCTAATGGTTGCGCAGCGTTTTAGCGGTGGAAAATCTTGTGGCATTCTAAAAACAACTAAGTCCATGTTCTCCATCTTCTCAACTTTAGGCACTGGCATCACGTATACACCGTTAGAACAATATATTGTCAACTTTGTATTATCTTTGAATCCCATAGCTAAATGGTAAGGCGCTACACACATCGTCTGCGTTATAAAACATTGGGTTGACATGCCACCAGTATTCACAATCGCTAAATGTCTATGAAGATGAGAGATGTCAATCTGACATCGAGAGTGTGGTACATAATTATCATCAAGCGCTTTCTCCAGTTCTTCAGGTGTCATTTCCATCGCTTGTCCAGTTTGCCTTAGCCTACCTGCCTCTGCAGGAAAACCCACAGGGTGTGTTGTTGTCCTACTGACTGCTAGCGGATTATGTGGTGTTAGTTGCACCTTATGCCCCACTCCATTATCGTTAAATAAATAAACCGTGGCTCGTTCTACATCCTTGAAATCATGCTGCCCTTTATCCAACATACGCGTTCTACAAGCCTCAACAATTGTTGTGTCTAATTGCTTTTTCTCTTGGCGATTCAATTTCTTTTTAAGGTCAAAATCAGGGCACTCAACAACAACATACTTAAATTTAGTTGGATCTAAGTCGTACAATGTTTTATAAACAGAAGTTTGCTGCCCTTCACGCTTATCCCACTTTTCTTTTGATAGCTTTTGCTCTTCAGTTGGCTGACGACCAATAAACCTTCTCTTATATGCTTCGCCAAAGCGATTTCCTATCTCGTGATCACCCCCAGTCCACTCTTGGATGTGTTCTTTCATTCCGGGTACAAATAAGTGATTCGTTGTCAAGCCAGTTTCACGCGTGTGTACCTTACCATGCATCACATACTTTTCACGCTTCTTAAGGTAATACCAAATTGTGCACCCTAAACCAACAGTCAAACAAGCAATTCCAACCGTGTATTTATTAATTAAACCTGTGCTTGTTTGAAAGAGCGTTTGATCGAAATATTCCTCTGGGCCACCATGGAACACGAGACAATCGCCCAGAACTGGATTATCTAAAATCAATTTTTCAAGAGCTTTGTCACTCTTTTCAGTACGAGCCAATTCTAAAGCAGACAGAAGCTCTTCTCCAGCGGTTAAAGAAGCCCGCAGCGTCGACTCACTTTTAGCTGCACCCATATCAAAACAAGTGTTAAAAATAGGCGTTAACCGTAAATTGTGCGCTGTTGCTTTAAGTTCACTAAACTTCGAGAGTCTTTCTCGTGTTAGCTGAAGTCTTGTTCGCAAAATCCCTATCGTTTGGTCAATTTGTGTCGCTGACGTTGAGAGTCGCATCACAGCTTTCTTTACATCTGGCGTCTTGATACGCAACGTGAAAGAACGAGCCCTAATTGCCTCCTTAGTTATCTGCCCTATTTCTAAATAGAAAGGAAGCGCAAACTCGCTTGAATAAAAAGGAATGGGTAAATCCGGTAACACTTCCTGAGCCTCGATTATACCACGTAGTTGGTATTGCCGCAAAGTTAAAAAGGAATTAGTTTCAGCATCACCCACCAACGTATCACACAAAGCCACATCGCTTGTTTGCAATAAAAGCCCTTTAAGCTGCTGATAATAACCGTTCAGCATTCTTCCATCTCTCCTTACATAATGTATCATAAACAGCAACGGAGCGCTGAACTTCATCGCTGTTCTAACCTGCTCGCGAGTGACGAAATTCACCTCATCTATCAAATGGGAGCTAATAAATGGTGCCAACTCAAGAGTAAATGACATCAAGATCGCATCTGTAACACAGCATGAGTTTGGTACCACTTCGTGCTCTAGCCTCTTGCCAACTTGTATAAACTTACCTGGTTTATTTCGACCAACTCTTCCAACTCGCTGAATTAGCTCACCTGGATTAATGTTGCGCCTCCTTACACCCAACTGCCTGCTATCCCTGTCATATGCTGCTTCAAAAGTTTGTCCAAAGTCAACTACACAGTCCGGGTCTAAATTAACTCCGTTTTGCAGCACAGTTGTTGTTATAATGATTTGGAAGTAATGTTTATCATCCGCTAACTCTGCAACTAGCTTTGTTGCTTGTGTCGCCGCTGCTCGATACACCACCCATGTACGTGCGCCAGGTATACTAATCAGACTGGATCGCGCTAACTCACACTCCCTTCGAGATGGCACAAACATAATCACACGCCCACCATTGGGCATCAAGGATCGCAAACCTTCAGCGTGACTGTCAATGGATCGTCTACAAAATTCTTCAACAGACACGTCACGTATCTCGATTACATCAACTTTGTGATTTGTAGGAACACAACCTCCTTTGATCACAGTTCCCGGTGGTGTTGCAGTTGTTTTAAACAATTTGGTAAATTTACCACTTTCTCTCCACCACGAATAAAAAGTAATCATATGAGAACTAAACTCGTGGCATTCATCCATCTGTATAAAACGATATTTTTGAAGTTCAATGGGACAATGAGAGAACAAGGCTAGTGCATAACCGTAAGTCATTATACTTATGTTTGAGGTACCTCGTGTAATACAATTCATCATATATGTACTTGCTTGTTTCTTACCAACGTGCCATATGCTTGAACATAAGTTATTAACTAGTTCTCGAGAGGGTACTAATATTAGTACTGGACCATATGTTGACACCGCAATGGGTAACTTAGTGCTCTTTCCGCTTCCAACGTCGCCAACCACAATAAATTCATTGCCTGCCCCTGTTGCTATATTCTTTGCTATCTCATCAACGTTTTCACGTGTTAAATGACAATTCGTGCCTACGCGCAAAGGATGCTCCAAAACTCGTCCCTGATAACTAATTCTAGTATACCACCCAAGTAGAGTCTCAGAGTCAAACTCCATAAGTGGATCCGAATGATTGTACACGTAGTCAACAAAATTGTCTCGCGTTATTAATTCGACAATCTCTCCTTCTTCTTCATCGCCAGCGTGAAAAACGAATGAGTCTGAGTGTGCTGTTTTAACCATATCCAACAATGTTCGGTATTTTGTGGTTGAAAAATAAATATCATTGGCGAGACCAGAATTAAAACATCCAACAACAAGTGCTAGCCATGCAAGACATTGAATGTATAACGAATCGCTAGCTGCTTTTGCGTGCAATACATAATCTTCATCATCTGACGTGTCTTCTTTAATCAATCCTTCGACAAACCTAAACGCCTTTCTGATCAATTTAATTGCGCACAATAAGGCAAGAGTAATTGCGCCATAAAGCGCTGAATCTAAAAGTATAGACCGCACGTTGCTCTTCACACACTTGATGCCTGCCATCCAGACTGCGTTGAATGCGGTAGTCTTTGTCGAACTGTATAGCCAACTCCCTGAGCGCTGGAGACAAACAAAGGGGAACTTCACACATGTAATCGTTCCACTCCCGAGTCCCGACCAAGAAATCCACTTCTCCTTCGTTGAGAAGCTTCCCAATGACTTGACTGTACTCTTTAAACCGCTCCCTCTGTCGACGACTCCCCTTACTAGCCGTTTGCGCCAACCGAAATCCGATGGTCCAAGTAGCCCACACTCGATTAATATACTTGGAATAGTCTTTCTGTAATAATCTTCTAAATCGTCTAATGTTTTTTTCCTTGTACTGAATTGGTCCATCAATAATACTACATCCGTTGAAAATCTAAGAGCAGAATACTGCGCAAAAGCTGTTTCAAAATATTCGTTATGTTCACCTAGAATCACCCCACTCACGTTTTGCAACTGTTTACTCACTTCAAAATACTTCTGTATCACGTGTTCTGTGTTTTTAAAGATACTGAAGTTAGAGCTGATTGCTACTAGCTGAGCTAACGCAACAGCTAAATCTGGATTACTAGTCATGACTTTATGAATCACTTGATATTTAACAACGCTTTGTGATAACGCCCATATTTGTGTTGGTGACAAGAGCAAGTGCACTAACCACTGCGGCTTAGCCTCCAAAACCTCCAACATATGCTCTTCAGATTGTAACATGTGCTTAAGTTGCGGAACAACTCCACCAATTCGATAATCCTTAAAAGTTTCAATATTCACTGTCATCGCCGCATCGTGCAACTGGGCTACACTCTGGAGTGTAAGATAATGCTCCCCTTTATTTACACACCCTAACGTTGTCATCACATGTATAACTGTATCCACGTGATCAACTATATGTAACGCCGTTGGTGCTTTAATTGTTGTTGGATACCGTATTATCAAATTCTTAATGGCCCCAAGATAATCAACAAACAATGGCCATGGTCCTAAACTCTCCACTACGATCCCAACGTCCTTGACAAAAGCGGCTGTTAACTGGTCTGGGACATATCCAAGCATTAATACTAATTGAAGTACATAACAGAAACCACTCTTGGGCACAAGGGTTTTTCCTCCTTCCTGGTCCTGAATCTTTATCATGGTTGGATTTTGAGGTGAACCAACTCTTAGCACGTGCGGAATCGGAACGAAGCAGCGCGCCACGACTTCGCAAAAACTAACATTTACTTGACCAACAATAACATAACACGTCTCTTCTTTGATCTCATTACGATTTACGACGTGCTTCTTCTTCTGGATGACGTCGATTGGCAAGTCTAACCTCAAATAATCAATATCTGTTTGAAACCGACCACTGGGTGTTAAATTCAACCATTTTTGATTATACACACCTGGTTGACTATAAATGTCTTCAAACGTTCTAAACGCCATCGGAGCTATACTAGCTATTGAACCCTTTTTCCGCATTATATCAAATTCAAAAGACTCATCCATGCGTGAATCCATCATTAACTGCCTCATAGAGTGTATTGATAATGGTTGACTGGCTGACGATATAATATTTTGATAAGTTTGCGCGATATTCTCAAATCGACTCAACATCTCTTTTGTTTGCATAAATGAATGCTGCTTAATTTTGTTAATTTCATTTAACAATGTTTGGTTACGCTGTTGCTCATTCATATTCGAGTTTCCAATTGATAGCTGCATATTCTGAACTGCTGTTTGTATGTCAATAACTGCTCGATTCATAGCACCTGCAACATCATATAATGGGCCTAGTGGCATATTACGCGTAAAGATGCGTTCTTGAATAGGTTCCAGATTGTCGCGTGCACGAATTTCCGTAGTTAACACACTAGAGATTAACATTGTCGTCCACTTATGTAATGTTTTACTTAGCGCATCTTGCCGTCCAGCTAATTCAGCCATTGCTTTGCTCATTCGAATGTTTTCAATGTACTCGTTAAGAGACTGTGGAGGTCGGCAATCTGCGCATCTAAATGAAACGGGGCAAACGGCATTAACCCACATAGCAAGTTCTTCCCACTCATAATCAGTTCGAGATCCTATCCGAAATTGATGCTTTCCTGGATGATGCTTAACTAGTGACTCATTAAACACTTTGCCAAAAGTATCACTGTAATATGTCAAGCCCTCTAAGCAATCAGGTCGTAAAGCGTTTTGCAAGTGTCCATGTTCGCACCGACCCATGACTACAAATAAGTTATTCAAACATCGTGCCTGCGTTTGAGGATCTAATGCTAAGTCATCTCTATGTAAAATAACCCCACTCCATCCTCTTGTTACTTCATAATCCCTTATAACTCTGAATGGTTCAGCGAGATTTTGATACTGCTCAATGAATTGACCAACTTCATTGTACATGTCCCCTTGTTCGACAATCTCACTAATATCAGGTTTTGCTTGCATATGTCTTAACGGGATTCGGGGTAGACATCGCTTATGCTTTACATCAACAAAAGTTATTGGTATTTGACGCTCGTCACAAAGATCAATCGTTTCCCTTATGAGGTTCTCGACTTCGTGCGTACGCATGATGATCTTGTTCGCTCGTCGTTGCGTTAATTTCGCAGAAACTGAACCTTTGCGTGACAACTGCTGTGGTACATATGTATCAGAGACTGCATATTCTGCAGTAGTTACCTGTACTTCCTGCACTCGTGATTCCATCTGCTCTGTTTTGTGATTATAAAATTGCAGTTGTTTCTCAATTCTCAGAGGTTCATTGTCATATCTTTCTAGTGTCTCGGTCATCCAGTTTACAACATTTTGTTCAATTTCTTGTGTGCAGTATCTTGGAAACACATCAAATGTTGAAACGATATGCTGCTCATACTTACAGCTGACAACAGCTTCGTGGTTCTCCCTGAGTTCTCGGCAGTCGTAGTGATAATTTGAGAAATACATGTAGGAACTCGCGCATGACAAACAATCGCGACACACGTAAACATCTGCCGCAACGTCGTAATCCAAATTCATGCGTGTCGCCCTCAGTAAACAGTTCACGACAGGCTTAATTCTTCCGTTGGTGTCCCAAAAGATAGAGCCCATCGGAAAACGCCACACAAAATCATACACTGCTTCTTCACTGTCAAAGTGTAGGAGCGTCTGTGAAATTTCATCACGACAATCACTCGGGTTGCTAACTGGTATATACTTTGGTATCTGTCTTGCAACCCATTCCTTCTTCCGGATCACTGGTTCACGTGACACAACAGGTGCCTTATGTGCGGACTTGGGAACCCACATCATCTTCTTCGACGACATCGTGAATGGTCAGGAGAAAAAGAGAAGTAATAAAACTTTGAAACGAGCGCGAGAGTGTGAAAGTAAGAAAGTGCCAAGAGAGCAGAAAGTCGTGCGTTGTGTTTGATAGTGAGAATAGTGGAAAAACAGGGATACTGCCCATAGTCAGGCTGGTGCTTAACGCGCAGACCGAGCTCCATACGGAAACAACTTTCGACTGTATCACAAACGAACATTAGGTCTTACTAACAGCTAACCATAGCCCTACGAAGTCTTGGGAACCACCCCAAGAGCGTACCACCACTATGATTCACTGCGTTCACCTTCCTCATGTCCGAATGCGAATGATAGCTAGCATTTGGCTTGTTTCCAACCAAGTTAACTTAACCGAATTGTAATACAATAGCGGGCCAGAAACTGGCACTGGGGGCTACCCATTGTAGTACAATCGCCTAAGCCCAGGAATGCGTAACGCTGCATCCAAAAGCGTAGCTCGTTTTACGCCGGAGCTCTAGCTAGATCCCAGCTAGTGGTAAGGCGAGTGGTTTCTTTTCCCACTTGAAAACAGGACGTTTATAGCCGGTCCTTATAGGGCTTCAATAATTTAAGAAACATACTAAAATCATAAAACACACAACACACCATGTACAATGACGAATCGCTAAACGCACCAAAACTAATTAAACTAAGCGTAGTTTAAAACACATGATTTTAAGTGATTTTATATTATGTTATTTTATGTAATATGATCTTTAATTT